TTCGCTGGCGGTTATGCAACTTAGTGCTGATATGGCGCTGAATGAGGCCAAAGCTATCCTGATTGCTGATTGTGAAAATGGGGGGGGGTTATGCGTGATGATCGTTTTTATTCCCTGAAACAAGAATTTTCCGGCGTATCTGATGATGCGGCTGATGCGCTTTCGTCAATGCCAGAACTTATTAGAGCGGCTTTTTTCTTACTTTCCACGAAAGAATATAAATCAACGGGACTTGATGTACTGAATATCGCCGCCGATTATGCGGAATATGTGGCAGAGGCGCGTTACAGAAGAAAATTTCCTGAGGATGTAAGCCATGCGTGATATTTACCACGAAACAACAGAACGCGTATTTCTTGCACTTTCTCACAGTGAAAACATGCTGGAAATATTGCGCATATGGCTTGAAACACTTGGCGACAATGAACGCGACAAACAAAAATCAAGAATTGTCACGGCATTAATAACGCTTCTTGAGCCTGTAATAAATGAGTTGCAGGAAATAGAGACATTGCACGACAGATATAACGAAC